CAAGAATTTATGAAACCAAATCTGCACCAGTTTATGTTGGTACAGCAGAAGCGTTGGCAAAATTAGACCCACTAGGTGGTGGCGCAAATATTCCTGTAAATTCATTGTTTGTTAATGCAAACTTTGAACAAAATACTGATGCTAACTTTAGAATCATGTATAGAGCAGGAACAGGAGCAACTAGCGTTACAACAACATTAGATGCTAATTTTGTAACAACTAACGAAACAGTAATCATAGCAGAAACAACAACTGGTAATGCAACAGTTAACGCAGTATCCATTGCAACAGGTGGCACGATTTCAGCCGCTGATTTTGTAGCGTTGATCCAAGCATCTGCCTTAACCAAAGTTACTGCAACATATAATGCTACTACAAGAAGTTTCACATTAACTCACGCAAGTGGTGGTGAAATCATGCTAAGTGGTACAACATGGGGCGATGTATTCTCCGGTGATGAAACTGATTTATATGCAGGTCCAAGTGGAACAACATATGAGTTTAGAGTTAGTAACTGGAAGCCATTATCAACTGATGGTTACACAGTGTCTACTACACAACCAACAGATGTTCCAGCAGATGGCACATTATGGTATGCAGGCTATCAAAATCAAGTGGACATTATGGCACATAATGGCACATCTTGGGTTGGTTACTTACAAGCATATCCTACAACAAACGCAACAGGTCCATTTGTACAGGCAACTAAGCCAACAAGACAAACTGACGGAACTGCACTAGTTGAAAACGACTTATGGGTTGATACTAGCGACCAAGACATGTATGGTCAAAATATCAAACGTTGGAATGATCGTAGCAAGACATGGGACGCAGTTACTACAACTGATCACACAAGTCAATTTGGTATTATCTACTCTGATGCACGTTGGGGTGCAAGTGGCGATAGTACTACAGCAGGATCAATTGTTGAATTATTAGCAAGTAATTATGTTGACTTTGATGCTCCAGATCCAACAGCATATCCACGTGGTATGTTATTGTGGAACACACGCAGAAGTGGTTTTAACATCAAGCAATACAAAGTAGGTTATGTTGACACTAGTGCAACTAATCCACGTCAAAGCGATGAGCCAATGACTGCTTATTTTGCTGATCGTTGGGTAAGTGTAAGTGGTCAAGATTTGAACCAAGTTTCATATTTTGGTCGTAAGGCACAAAGAGCATACGTTGTTGGTCAACTAAAAGTTGCTATCAATACAAATCAACGTATTTTAGATGAAGACAATATTTTCTTCAACCTAATTGCTTGCCCAGGATATCCAGAACTAATTAGTGACATGGTGAACTTAAACAATTCACGTAATGGTACAGCACTTGTAGTTGGTGATACACCAATTCGTTTACCAAGTGATGCTAACAGTATTGTTAACTATGGAACTGACTATTTTAACAGTGGTATTGATGGTGAACAAGGATTACACACAAACAGCGATCATTTAGCAGTTTACTATCCAAGCGGATTAACAACTGACCTAAGTGGTAGCAACGTTGTAGTTCCAGCAAGTCACATGATGTTGCGTACAATCGCAATTAGCGATCAACGTAGCTTCCAATGGTTTGCTCCAGCTGGTACACGTCGTGGTGGTGTTACTAACGCAACTAGTGTTGGTTACTTAAAAGACGGTAGCTTTATACCAGTTAGTTTAAATCAAGGCACCCGTGACCAAATGGCACAGGTTAAGATTAACCCAATTACAAATATTCCTGGAGCAGGTCTAGTTGCATTTGGACAATATACAAAGACTGGAGTTAATAGTAGTTTAGACAGAATTAACGTGGCACGTTTAGTCAGCTACCTACGTAGACAATTAGGTATTATTACTAAGCCATTCTTGTTTGAACCAAATGACAAACAGACACGTAGTGAGATTAAGAATGTGTGCGAAAGCCTAATGTTAGACTTAGTCAGCTTGCGTGGCGTCTATGACTTTATTGTTGTTTGTGACGAAACTAATAACACACCAAATGTTATTAGCAACAATCAACTTTATGTAGACATTGCTGTTGAACCAGTTAAGGCAGTTGAATTCATTTACATTCCTTTGAGATTGAAGAATGTGGGTGATATTAAGTCACGTCAATAATAAGGAGCTATAAATGGCAATTTCAAGTTTAAGTAGATTTTCAGTACCCGTTCCAGGGGGCCAAAGCGCAACTAGCCAAGGCTTACTAATGCCTAAGCTCAAGTACCGATTCCGTGTACTTTTAGATAACTTTGGCGTTACAAAACCAACAACTGAACTGACCAAACAGGTTATGACAGTTGCTCGTCCAAACGTACAGTTTGATAGTCAAACCATTGACGTTTACAACAGCAAGATTTTCTATGCTGGTAAGCACACATGGCAACCTATCCAAATGACTGTGCGTGACGATGTGAACGGTCAAGTTTCAAGATTAGTAGGTGAGCAAGTGCAGAAGCAATTTGACATGTTAGAGCAAGTGAGCGCGGCTTCAGGCAGCGATTATAAGTTCACAATGCGTGTTGAATTACTAGACGGCGGTAATGGAGCACAAGATCCAAATGTGTTAGAAACGTTTGAACTTTATGGCTGTTTTTTAACAGACATTAACTATAACGAACTAACTTACGCAGAAAGTGGTCCAGTTGACATCACAATGTCAGTACAGTATGACAATGCGTTACAATTAAATGGCGCAGGAAATCCTAACGGTATTGGTACGTTTGTTGGCAGAGCTTTACGTCAAACTTTAACTGGCTAATAAAATTAGGGAGTGAATCGAAAAGCCTGGATTTTTCCAGGCTTTTTTATCATACTAAATATTGTTATGGCTAATATATTCACAAATTTCTTAAACAATGCCTCTGGTGACTTGGCGAATACCAATTTAAAAGATGCCAAACATGCCAGCAGGCTGTTTGTTCAAAACTTTTATAGATTGGCCCCTAAGCATGGATTTTTGTATTTTGTTCGATTTAGACTTAATCCAGAAGTTGCCAATGCTGAAGCTTGGAGAACAAGCCGTCAAGATTTAGAATTAGGCATGTTAGTTAAAAAATGTGATTTACCCAAAGTAACATTTGAAGGCGGCACAGTTAACGTCTACAATAAAAAACAGCCTGTATATACTAAACTACAGTATCAACCAGTTAATATGGTTTTGCATGATGACAATGCAGGACTAGTAAGAAGTTTTTGGCAGTTATATTATCAATATTATTCTGCAGATAGTTATGCAGGCGGAGCTAATCCAGCGCCTGGTGCAGGCACAGTTGACTATATTAATAGATACATACGCCCAACATTGCGCCCAAATGAACAACAAATTGCTCGCTCAAATCCAAGCGCCGGCAATTATTCAGATACAACAGATCCTGCACGTTTTGGTCTAGACAGTGATCCTGTAAAACCATTAATACGCTCTATTGAAATATATCAATTAAGTCGTAAGAATTTTTTCATGCACACCTTGATCAATCCAAAAATTAGAGCTTGGAACATGGACACTGTGGCTAGTGATAAAAAAGATTTAATGGAACACAACGTTACTCTTGAATACGAAGGTATATATTTTGGTAAAGGTCGTGTTACACGATTTAATCCAGATGGTTGGACTGACTTACACTACGACTTAGACCCAAGTCCTATTGGTGGCTTGTTTGGAAGAACTGACGGATCACTATTTGGTCCATTTGGTTTAATTGCAGACGGAACTACATTGTTCCAAGATTTACAAGGCATCGACAACGGGCAACCAGTTGATCAAAGAACTGCACTAGCCATATTGCTCAAGTCTGCAAGACTAATAGGCAATGCATCTAATTTAAATACATCACTAGCTGAACAAGAAGTGTTAAATGCTACACTGAATTCTGCAGGGTTTGGCATTACTGACACTGCAACAGGATCAGTAGTTGGTCTTGTAATACCTAGCAACAATGTGACTAATAATACAACAGTGGCACAGCCAAGAACAGTAGCACAGTCAACTGTTGCACAAGCTAACACAACTACAACTACTCAAACAACATATAGCGATCCTTATACAACACCTGATGGTAAACCAGTAAAAGTAAATAATGCAGATGTTGATTCTGCACTTAATAACTTTTTAGCATTAAGTCCGTTCAATAGGCAAGCATATAACAATCTATCTGAAAATGATCAGATTTCTTTATACAACAAAGCAAATTCAGCAATAAGTAATCCTACTGTGCCTTACAGTGTCTATGGCAGTACTGATCAAATTGCAGCCGCTAAAAAAGGTTACGCATATCAAGTGTTCTTAGAAAGATTACAAACATCAGCAACCAATTTGGCTGCTTACGGAAATTAATATGGCAAACGTATATTCAAACTTACCAACTAAAGAACTAAACAGTTTACAAAAAGTTGTTCAATATTTTGACGGATACTATACAGCACCAATTGACTTAGACGTACAAAGTATTGACATGCTAAGTGGCTTTTTTGAAAGCAAAGGCTTTGACAAGTCCAGTGCTCAAAATATTACCTACGTCATTTTAAAAACAGCCAAACAAAGTAATTACAAAGCTCAAGAAATTATTGACGCACTGAACAGCTACAACTCATTACAGCTAAATGAATTTCTATTGAGCATATTAAATTACAATAGAGTAAAAACTAGCAGTCTTGGGTTAATTAAAAAAATTAACTCTTTGGAAACTATTGAACGTAATATAAGAGCATGAGTTTAAAGTTTGCTAAAGGAAAATTTCTTTTAAAAAATCCTGACAAGTATGTGGGATTAAAAGAACCAACTTATAGAAGTAGTTGGGAATGGCATTTCATGCACATGTGTGACAATCACCCTAACATTACTAACTGGGCTAGTGAGGGAGTTAAAATTCCCTACAGATGTCCGTTGACACAAAAACAAACAGTGGATGTGCCAGACTTCTTAATACAGTATGATGACAAGCGTGGCAAACGAAGAACTGAACTAGTTGAAATAAAACCTGCTAATCAAATGATAGCAGAGAAGGTGGGTAAAAATGCCTACAATCAAGCACAGTACGTTAAAAATCAGGCCAAGTGGGCGGCAGCTGGGGCCTGGTGTAAGCAGAATGGTATTGTCTTCAGGATAATTAATGAGGAAGACATTTTTCATAACGGAAAGAAGAAATGACCAAGAAATTAGAAGAATTACTAGATTTGCCGCCTGCTGAAAATAAAAAAATTGCGGCAGAGATAATTGACCCAAAGAGTGTGGAAGAGCCTGCTGAGGAAAGACTACGCACCATTGAAGAATTTGATAAAATTAGTTCAGCACTGCCACAAGTTAAAGGCTTGGGCGACATGAGTGACAGTGAACTGGATTCACTAGCCAATAGAGCCACTGAAGCCTACGACGATTTGATGGATTTAGGCATGAACGTGGAAGCACGTTACGGCCCTAGGATATTTGAAGTTGCTAGCAGTATGCTAAAAAACGCTATTGACGCTAAAAGTGCTAAAATAGACAAAAAACTCAAAATGATTGAATTACAGCTTAAAAAGCAAGCATTAGACCAAAAAATGAATGGTATGGACGATCCAGGGGTAGTTGAGGGCAAGGCCTTTATTGTTTCAGATCGCAATAGTCTATTGCAAAAGTTAAAAAACATAGATAAATAAATTAAAGGGCCATTGACACATGAAAACTTTAAAAGATTACATTACTGAATCGTTTAAACAACGAAAATACCAATTCAAGGTAAAAATTGCTGGTGACGTCTCAGAAGACCAAGAACAAGTAATTAAGACTTTATTAGAAAAGTTTGGTATTGACAACTTTGCTAAAAACAGTACTACCCCAATTCAAAGTCTGCCACTAGACTTTCCTACATTAAAAAATGTCAACGTGAACATATATGACATTTCTTTAAACTATCCAACAACACCGTTTGAATTAAAAGAATACATTTGTGGCGGTGCTCGATTGCACTCAAATCAAGTGGTGGTTAGAAATCCAGCAGAGCCAACTGAGCAATATCAACAACCAGTTGAAAAACGCAAAGGTGCATTGTTAGATGATCCTAACTATAAAGAAGCTGACAAGATTAAAACTGATGACTACTTTGGTACCAAGTTTAATCAAAACTTATTAAAAGAGTTAGCCAAAGAAAGTAAGCAACGTGCCAAGGAACGTGGAGAAAAGAATCCTACAGAAGGAACAAAAAGTTCTCCAGAGTATGCTGAAGGTGCTAGCACAAGTCCAATTAGTGGGAAGAAATAATTATGAATTTTAGAGACCTTTATGATCGTTTGGGTGTCCTTGAAGCTGATGCA